CTGCGCCCCCCGCCCCCGCGGCACCGGCCGCACCTGAGACCGAGCCCCAGGAAGACGTCAGCAAGGGCATCGCCCCTGAGCTGAAGGAAGAGCTGGAAGCCCTCCGCAAGTTCAAGGCGGAGACCGAAGAGCGCGCCTTCGTCGATGTGGCGAAAAAGTACGAGCTCCTGGGCAAGAAGCCCGAAGAGCTGGCCCCTGTCCTCAAGGGCATGAAGCAGCTCGGCGAAGAGCAGTACAACGGCTTCATCGCCATTCTGGACAGCAACCTGGAGGCCCTGGAGAAATCCAAAGCCTTCGACGAAATCGGCAAGCGCGGCAGCCAGGGCTCCGACGACACCAGCGGCGCCTGGGCCAAGATCGAGGCCGCCGCCAAGGAAATCATGAAGTCCAAGGCCGACACCACCTGGGAGAAGGCCATCGACGAAGCCTGCACCGCCCACCCCGAGCTGCTGCAGCAGTACGAGAAGGCCCGCGCCTAAGCGCACAAGAACCAATTGAAAGGAGAAACAACCATGTTTCTAAATCACGCCATCAACCAGTCCGCCACCATCGTCGGCAAGGCGGCCGCGAAACTGGAAAACCCCAACCTCCTGGCCGTTAAGGTGGACACCAACGGCGCATTCGCCCTGCCCGCAGCAGGCGACCTTTGCATCGGCATCGTGCTCGCCGACAGCGACACCATCGAAGCCGGTGACGACGTCCATGTCCAGATCAAGGACATCTGCTACTGGATGGGCGGCGGCGTCATCGCTGCCGGTTCCGAGCTGGCCACGGATGCTGCCGGAAAGGCGGTTGTCGCGGAATCTGGCGCCTTTATCGTCGCGATCGCCCTCGAGGACGGCACGGAAGACAAGCCTGTCAGTGTGCAGATCGTCAAGGCTGGTTACAAATCTGGCGGTAGCATCACTCCCGTAACGCTGTCCGGGCTGGCGGACGTTGACCTCACGAGCGCCGCGGACGGCGATCTGCTTGTCTACGACGCGACCGCCGAGAAGTGGAAGAACAGCGACCTCAACCTGTCCGACCTCGGCGACGTGACCATCACCGAGCCGACCGCTGCCGACACCCTCAGCTACGACGGTGATACCAGCAAGTGGGTCAACGGGCAGTAAAGAAGCCTTGAAAGGAGCAGGAAATAGAAATGAGCGCACTGACTAACGAAGCCATCATGGCGAACATCGCGAAAGGCTGGAAGCCGAACTACTGCCTCAAGGGCGACCTGATCGCCGCCAACGCTGTCGTCGAGTGCGCCATCTGCCGCATCACGGCCTAACCGAAAAAGCAGAGAAAGGAATTAACCACCATGCTTAGCAACACCGACATCGCGCTGTCCATCAGCAAGGGCTGGAAGCCCAACAACTACCTGACGAACCTCAGCGTCGCCCACTTTCAGCCCGACGACTGGTTCGTCGCGCCGTTCGTTTTCCCCATCGTCCCCGTGGCCCTGAGCACCAGCCACTTCTACAAGTTCAACAAGGCCGACCTGGCCCGAGACAACGTGCAGCGCAAGCCCCGCTTCGGCAAGGTCACCCCGATGCTCTTCGGCACCACGCAAGACCTGTACAACTGCGAGGTCGACCAGGTGATCATCGGCATCGACCAGATCGGCGCCGTCAACTACCAACGCGCCGGCACCCCCGGCATCGCCGATCCTCGCAGGGCGAAGATTCGCCTGGCCACGGAGCAGCTGAAGCTCCACATGGACAGGATGTTCGCTGAGGGCTTCTTCAAGCCCGGCATCTGGAGCAACGAGTACACCGGCGTCGCTGCCAGCCCCACCGGGAAGCAGTTCCTGAAATTCAACGACGCCAACTTCGACCCCGTGAGCTTCTTCGGCAAGCTGAAGAACGAGATGATGCTGGCCGGGCGCAGGAAGCCCAACGTGCTGGCCCTCGGCGTGGAAGCCTATGAGGCGCTCAAGATCAACCCCGACATCATCGACCGCGTGAAGTACAGCGGCAGCACCGCCAATCCCGCGACCGTCAACACCAACGTCCTGGCACAGCTGCTGGAGATCGAGCGCGTCGTCGTGCTCAACAGCGTCTACAATAGGGGTGGCTACGGCCAGGAAGACATGCAGTTCGTGTGCGACAGCAAGGGCGCCCTGCTGGCCTACGCCGCCCCCAACGCCGCCATCGACGAGCCCACCGCCGGCTACACCTTCGCGTGGGACATGCTGGGCAACGGCCAATATCTGGCCTTCGACCAGTTCGAGGGCGAGAAGGGCACCCACACCGAGTTCATCGAGGGCCTCATCAGCTACGACTGCAAGCAGGTCTGCGACGAGCTGGGCACCTTCCTCACGGAGTGCGTGTAACCAACACCACCGACACCCGCACCGCGCTATAAGCGCAGCCGATTGTGGCCTCCGCACAATGGCGGCACGCTCGCCGTGCATGGAAATCAGCACTGCACCACCAATATCGCCCCACCTCTCAACACACACATCCCGGTGTTGATTTTGGACAGACCCCATGCACGGCGCAAAGCGCGCCTAACGGTGCATTCATAAATCACGAGAAAGGAGACAGGCGTGAAAACATACATTTGCAAGAAGCCGTGCATTCTGAACGGCGCACAACTAAGCGCCGGGGAAGAAATCCCGCACGACCTTCTCGTCAAAGACCGCATCCCCAAGCTGCTGGCCATGGGCATCATCGAAGAAGCCCCAGCCAGGCAGCCCAGGGCGGCACAGGACGCGCGCAAAGAGGCGAAGCCGACCAATGATACCCCCAGGGCCGAAAGCCCCGTAAAACCGCCCCAGAAGCCCGCAAAACGGCAAGCGCCCAAACCCAGGAAGGCGGTCAGCTAAATGGCCTACACATACGACCCCTCCAAGGTGAGCGAAAAAGGGAAGGACGCGATGCGCTTCCAGCTCGGCGACACCCTGGTGGACGGAGAAGGAGCGACCGCCTTCCTGGCTGACGAAGAGATCACAGCCATGATCGAAGCGTATCCCAGGAGCTGGAAGCGCGCGAAGTACAGGCTGATCGAGGCCGTATGCAACCGCCTGTCCTTCGAAACCGACTGGAGCGACGACGGCACATCCTTCAAGCTCGACCAACGCGCTGAGCGCTGGCGAAAGATGCTCGAGGCGGCAAAGAAAGACCTCGAGACCACCGTCCCCATCTCCGGAAGCATCGCCGACGGCATGCGTGGCCCAGACCAGGGCCACTACTTCTACAGCGGCATGCAGCAAAGCCCCTACACGGAGAAGGGAGACAAGAAGCTATGAGGTTCGGATTAATCGGCCCGACCCGACCCGAGAGCTTCCCGAAGACCTTCAACGTGTACGAGACGGAGACGGAGACCAGCAGCAGAGGGCGCGTCAAAAAGACGGGCCAGACAGCAAAAGCGCAGCTCAGCTGCATCCTCTCCGTCGCAAAGCCGGAGGAACGCGAAGCCTACAACCAGAGAGGCGTCCTCGTCACCCACCGCATCCTGCAGCGCGGAAGCCCGCAGGCGGCGGAAGGGAACATCTTCGCCCTCTTCAAGAACGGCAAGGAGACCCGGTTCTTCCGCGTCCAGGCCGTCCACAACAAAGGCGAGATGGACATCCACACGATGTACTACTGCGAGGAAAGGAATGATCGAACGTGAGCGTCAGCATCAAGACAATCGTGGCCAGCATCGTTGGCCAGATAGAAGCTCAAGTCCCGATTAGAGCCACAAGATGCTCCATCGCCCTGAAAAACACGTCTATGGAAGTGCTGTCAGGCCCTCGCTCCGGCCGATCCTACCGCAAGCCCAACGGCGGTACCTACATCGCGTCGGCACCCGGAGAACCGCCCGCCTCCAGAACGAGCACCCTGATGGGCAGCTTCCGCCCGATCCAGGCAGACCCCAACGTCGCCGCGATTGAAACGAGCGTGCCGTATGCGCCGCTGCTGGAAAGCGGCACAAGCCGCATGGCGGCGCGCCCATACAAGGAGCGAATCGTAGAGCAGGCAGGCCCGGCCATCGAGCAGATCATGAACGAGCCGTTCAGCGTCAGCATATAAGCAAGGGAGGACACCAATGCAACTTGACCAAATGCTGTTCGAGCGCCTGACCACAGACGCAGGGCTGTCCGCCCTGATTGCCAGATACGACAACCGCCCGGCGGTCTTTTACCAGCAAGCGGCACCAGCAAACGACGGGAAATGGGGAGCGCCACAGTACCCGCGCATCGACTTCACCATCGGCCTGCAGGAAGACCCAGCGCGCAACACAAGCGGCATCCTCACCATCCACGTCTGGTGCGACTTCGCAAACGATGTGGAGCCGGAGACCATCGAGATGCAGCTGCGCAGAATCCTCCACGCCGTCTTCGTGCGCGCGGAGGACGACACCTACTGCATCGCATGGCTTCGCAGCGACGCCTGGCAGGTAAGAAACCAGGCAGACGAAACGCTGGAAACCACGGGCATCACCCTGACCTTTGACCTGATCGCCTTCCCAGCCCAGGTCACCACCACGCCCGACCCCATCAAGGCGCTGAACGAATGGACGAAGGAGCTGCTGCCGCAGGCGACGGTCATCGGCCTGGACACCTTCGACGGATGGATCGAGCCGTCGCGCAATCAGCCCGTCGTTTACTGGCGCATCGCCTCCCAGGGCATGCACCAGCAGAAGCACGCCATGACCTGGATGGACGCCCTCATCGAAGGCCACGTCTACGCCAGGAACGCACCCGACCGCCTGGCCGTGCTTTCGCAGATCAACACAACGGCGTCGCAGATCAACCACGTCCCCATGGAGGACGGCTCGCCGCTGTTTTTGTACAACCTGACGATGATGCCGCAGATGAATTACCTGCGACAAGGGCAGATCGCGGCCCGAGCACGCTACGGCATCCTGCGCGATTGGTACGCAAACCCAGCAGCAGAGCCGAAGCTCAGGAACATCAACACGGCCATCAACGGCGTGTAGAAATAAAGGAGTTAAGCGACATGAGTAAAGAGAAGCCCACAAAGCCGCAGCCCGTGAAAGCGGCGCCACAACCTCAACCCGCAAAGGTCGAGCCGAAGGAAGACATTTACCCCGTCGGCGAGATCATCGAGAACGCGACCGCCATCTTCACCCAGCCGCCAGACATCGTATCGGCGGCCCTCACCCATGCAGGCATCACGGAAACCAGCATCGACCAGGCGCGAAAGGTCGTTAAAGCGTTCGCAGAAAGGAAGGTCTAATCATGGCCGGTAATTACACCGTCGGCGAAAAGAAAATCCGCCCCGGCATCTACTTCCGCACCACCAAAGGAGGTGCAGACCCCCTGGCCGGCGCCATCAACGGCACCGTAGCCGTAGCGCTCAAAGCCAACTGGGGCCCTTTGGGACAGGTCGTCAACCTTTCCAGCCCCGCCGAAATCTACGACAACTTCGGCGATGACAGCGGCGCGAATAGCAACACCGCCATCATCAACAAAATCTTCGACGGCGGCGCGCAGACCGTCAAGGTTGTGCGCGTCGGCAGAGGCGGCACCGCAGCCGCTCTGACCATCAACGACACCGCCGACACCCCCGTGCCCGCAGTCAAGCTGACCGCCAAGCACCCCGGCGCCCGCCCCCTGGCCGCGACCATCCGCGACAACCTGGGCGACCCCACCAACAAGCGCGACCTGATCATCTACAGCGGCACCAAGGAGCTGACGAAGGTCACCTTCCCCAAGGGAGCCGCTGAAGCGCAGGCCGTGGTCGACGCCCTGAACGCCAACCCGGAGGCCGTCGTCGTAGCGCAGCATTTGGACGAAGGCAACGGCGCGCTGGAAGCGCTGTCCCAGAAGGCGTTCACCACCGCCGGAACCTCGCCCACCATCGCCGCAATGGACTACTCCGACGCCTTCACGGTGCTGGAAGCGGACGCCTGGAACACCCTGTGTGTTGACAGCAGCGACACCGCCATCCACGCCCTGGTGAAGAGCTTCATCACCCGCGTGACCAACGCCGGCCAGATGGCGCAGGCGGTCATCGGAGAGCCCATCAGCGTACCCCTGGCAACCCGCCAGGCGAACGCTACCGCCATGAACAGCGAGAACGTGATCTACGTTCTGAACGGCGAGTACAGCCCCGATGGCTCCCTGGTGGACGGCTTCAACATCGCCGCGAAGATCGCCGGCATGGTCGCCGCCGTTCCCAGCAACCAGAGCCTCACCCACGCGCCCGTTCCGGGTGCGCACACCGTCGCAGGCCCGCTGACCCACACCCAGGTCGAGGCGGCCCTCCTGGGCGGCGCCCTTGTGCTCACCGCAAGCGCCACCGGCGTCGTGTGGATCGAGCAGGGCATCAACACCCTGACAACCCTGAGCGCCGACCAAGACGCAGGCTGGAAGAAAATCCGGCGCACCAAGACCCGCTATGAGCTGATCCAGCGCATCCTGGCCAGCACAGAGGGTATCATCGGCACCGTCAACAACGACAGCAACGGGCGGCAGACCTTCATCGCCATCGCGAACGGCGTCGGCCAGCTGATGATCGCGGAGGGCAAGCTGCTCTCATGCGAGGTCAAGGAAGACCCCAAGAACCCCGCAGAGGGCGACAGCGCCTGGTTCGTGATCGACGTGCTCGACCTCGACAGCATCGAGAAGGTCTACATCACCTACCGCTTCCGCTTCACCGAGGCGTAAGCGCAGGAAAGAAAGGAGTAACAGCACATGTCTATTCTGAACAATCGCCCGGTCGTTGATGTTCGCAAGGTCATGTCCGGCAAAGACGGCGCGATGTTTGACGAGAAAGGCCAGCTTATGGCCACCATGGAAAACTTCACCGCCCAGGTCGCCATCAACAACGCGACCTACCAGCCCCTGGGCGACGCCCAGGAGCATTCCACCATGACCAGCTACAAGGTCACCCTCACCTTCACCGAGATCATCGTTGAAGACAGTAAGTTCTTCAAAGACCTGATCAAGGGACTGTCACAGCACAGGATGCCCTCCTACAACTTCCGGGGAATGATGCGCAGCCCCTACGACGGCAGCGAAGAGCAGGTCGTCTATCGCGACTGCGTCCCCGATGGCACCATCGACATCCAGAACATGACGGTCGGCGAGCTGTACAAGCGCAACTGGTCGTTCATCGTCAACCGCCCGCCCGACCTGCAGAGCCTGCTGCAGAACCGATAACACCACCAGGAACCTCAAAAGCCCCGCAGGGAAAGCCCCTGCGGGGCATCTTTGGCCGCATAGCCAGAAATAAGTGAAGGGAGAATCACCATGGACGCCAAGGAAATCAAGGAGACCAAGAACAAGCAGGAAGCCCCCATGACCCAGGAAGAGAAGCAGCAGGCGCTCATCATGAACGAAGACGCCATCCTGCGCGCCCTGGCCAACCCCAACATCCACGAGGAAGTCACCGAAACCATCGAGCTGGACTTCGCGGGCCAGGTCATCCGCTTCCGCATCCGAGCCCTCTCCGAAAAAGAATGGGATCGCTGCAGGGAGCGCCACACCAGGTACGCGAAGAACCGCCGCCTGGGCGGCATGCGCCTGCCTGAGAGCACCAACACCGTCGGCTACCACAGCGAGCTGATCCTGACCGCGACCGTCGAGGAAGACCGCGAAAAGCTCTGGAACAACCAGCGCTTCTGGAAAGCCTGCGACGTTATCACCGGCGTCGACATGGTCGACAAGCTGATCCCGCTGGCCGGCAAGAAGGCGGCAATCGTTGAGCGCATCGAAATCCTCTCCGGCTACCACGACGACGATGACGACAACAACGACAGCTACGACGAAACAGTAAAAAACTAATCCTTTCTGGCGGAAACGCGCTGCTTCTTCACCACATCTTCCAAAGAACGGGCATACCGCCAGATGCCGTGATGAGGAAGCCGCGCGGAATACGAACCTTCATGCTCCAGAGCATGACCATCCAACTCGAAGCAGAGGCCGAAGCGGCCAGCAGAAACAGCGCAAGGAGGTGATCCCGTCGTGGCAGAACAGGTATTCCGCATCGAGATACCCATCCAGGCCATTGACCTGACGGACAAGGGCGCCCTGGACAAGATCGACGAGACCCTCTCGAAGATTCTAAAAGGCGTGGAGAAGCTGAAAAGCAGCTCCGCAAGCGCCACCGACGGCCTGGCAGACGGCGCGAAGAGCGCCGCTGCCGGGCTCAAGGAAGCCGGCAAGGCAGCAGACGACGCCGGGAAGCAGACCGACGCCTTCGAAAAGCGCGTCCAGAAATCCAACAAGACCCTGCGAGGCATGTTCAAGGAGAAGTTCCAACTGATCATGCAGGCAATCGACAGGGCGAGCCCTATCCTCAAGCAGATCGGCGCCAGCGCAAAGAGCCTGGTGTCAAAGGCGTGGCGCATCACCGTGACCCTGTTTGACAAGGTGACCGCCCCCTTCCGATCGCTGTACAGAATGATCACCAGCCCCATCAGCATCGCGCTGTCCATCGCTGGCATAGGGCTGGGCGCGAAGGACACCATCGGCGGCTTTATTGACTTCCAGAAAGGCATGAGCGCCGTCCGCGCCCTCACAGGCGCTACCAACGAAGAGTTCAAACGGCTTAACCAGACCGCGAAAGACCTCGGCGCTTCAACCGTGTTCAGCGCATCCGAGGTCAGCCAGGGCATGCAGTACCTGGGACAAAGCGGATGGCAAGTAAACGAAGTCATATCTGCCATGCCGGGCCTGCTGGACATGGCAGCGGCAGGCGGCGCAGACCTGGCGACCGCGTCCGACATCGTGGCCACCGTCATGCGCGCCATGAAGATCGAGGCGAAGGACGCCAGCCGCGTCGCGGATATCTTCGCAAAGACTGCTACCAGCAGCGCCACCAACATCGAAATGATGGGCGAAACGCTCAAGTACGCAGCGCCCATCGCCCAGGGCTTCGGATTGAGCCTGGAAGAGGTCGCGGCCCTCACCGGCCAGATGGCCAACGCAGGCATCAAGGGCAGCATGGCGGGTACCGCTATCCGTTCCTCCCTGCTTAGCATGGCCACCCCGACCAAGCAGGCAGCGAAGCTCATGAACGATCTGAACCTGTCATTCAGCAACAGCGACGGCACGATGAAGGGCATGAGCACCATCGTCCGCGACCTGCAGACCAGCTTCTCCACCCTGACCAAGGAGCAGCGCCTGAACGCAGCGGAAACCCTATTCGGTACATACGCGTCCTCCGCATGGCTCGGCGTCATTGAGCAGGGCGCGGACAGTTACGAAGCCTTCCAGAAGAGCTTGGAGGGCAGCGCAGGCGCAGCCGCAGACATGGCAAAGATTCGCCTCGACAACCTCGCCGGCGACATCGAGGAATTAAGCGGCGCGTTTGAAACCCTGCAGTTTGAGCTGATGGAAAAGCTGAACCCATACTTCCGCCAGTTCATCCAATGGTTTACAGGCAAGATGCCGATGATCCAGGAGAAGGTCATGGCCTTCACCGACAAGGCGATCGACGCCATCAAGCGCGTCTCCCAGCACATCAAGGGAGTGTTCGCCAGCGACGACTTCAAGAACGCAGACGGCTTCGCCGCGAAGTTCTTCGTCGCCTGGGACAAGATCATCGCGGAACCCATGCAGAAATGGTGGGATGGCGGCGGCAAGACAAAGGTGCTGGCCATCGTCGAGCGCATCGCAAAGACCGCCGGCGAGATGCTGCGCGGCATCGCCACCGGCATCACCGCGGCATTCACAGGCCGGGAGATAGACTTCGAGGGCCTGAACATCACCGGCATGGCGAAGGCGGGCGCGGAAGCAGCAAAAACCTTCGTGAGCACCTTCTTCAAGTCGCTCGACCTGGGCTCAATTGCAAAAAAGATACCGTCCATCATCGGCGCCCTTATGCGCGATGCAGGCGGCATGCTCACCGGAAACGCCAGCGGCACCGGCCTGATTTCTGCCTTCCTGCTCGGGAAGGGCGCCCTGTCGCTGGGTGGCGGCATATTTAGAAGCATCAAGTTATTCGGCGGATTAAAAACCGCCTTGTTTGGCGTGTCCGCAACCGCAAAAGCGGCCGGCGCAGCGACCGCGACGGTGGCCACGGCGGCTACCACGGCAGGTGCCGCCAAGAGCGTCGGCGTCTTTGCCGGCATCAAGGGAGCGCTCTCGGCAATCCCCGGATGGGGCTGGGCAGCAGCAGCGGCCCTGGCAGCCGTCGGCATCGG